ATCACGTACGAAGTCCAGACAGCCGATCACAGTTATGCGCAGTTAAGCAAACTCCATAAGTGTATTAGAGAGCTGGCTACGTTTACTGGAGATACCTTTGAGGATATGAAACTTCAAGTTAAGTTACGTGCAGGTCTATGTACTGACGATAGCTGTAAGTCATTTTCAGATTGCAGTAAAGAAGAGTTATCTATGGCTATACAAGCAGCTATAGAGATAGGAGATCTAGTAGATTTTAGTCTTCACTGACTTTAACACGGTCTCCTGTTTCTCTGTCTATATCGACAATTTCAAGATGGCCTTGCTTACGAGCAGAATCTTCACAAAGTGCTAAGAAAGACATCAGAGTAGTAGTATGGTAACTAAAGTCATCATCCTCCTTTTTATCTGCTATATTCTTAAGTACTTCCTGGAAGTGCTCCTCATCTCTAAATGGTATGAAGTCTAAAAGAAACTGATTAAATCTTTCTACGTAAGTTACAGGTAACTCGAGTTTGATTATTGTATCAGGTTTGAATATCTCAACCTTAAGAGGTTCTTTTTTTTCGTTTTCAGCCATTGGTTTAAAATTATTAACAAATATAGTATGGAAGAAGTTAATTTACAAGAAGTTAAAGATAAGCTTTATGAAAAGCTTAAGGAAAATGGTTGGGGTCCCCAACTTATTAATTTTATTATGGCATCAGACTTCGACGATATCCTGTCCTTCCTACTACGTGAGGCCCAAGATGGTAAAAGATTTACTCCAAAGATTAAACATTTATTTAAAGCGTTTGAGGTTTGTCCATTTGATAAAGTTAACGTAGTTATTATAGGGCAAGATCCTTATCCTCAGATTAATGTAGCAGATGGCATAGCCTTTAGTTGCAGTAACTTTGGTAAGGTAGAAAAGTCTTTAGACTATATGTTTAAATCTATAGGTAAGACTACAGGTTCTATTAATAACGACCCGGATCTAAGTCGTTGGGCTGATCAAGGAATTCTATTATTAAATAGTGCACTTACTACTACAATTGGTAAACCAGGTACGCATCAGCTACTATGGAAACCTTTCATGGCATATGTGCTAGATTATTTAGTTTGGAATAAGCCTAATTTAATCTATGTATTTATGGGTAAGAAGGCTCAAGACTTTGCTGATTTAATTCCTGATAACAATTATAAGATTATGGTATCGCATCCTGCGAGTGCTGCTTATAACGAACAGCCGGAGTGGGATTGTGAAGACATGTGGAATAAGATTAATAAATACTTAGAACAAAGTGAGAGACCCACAATTTCCTGGTAGAATAAAGGTCAAGACAATTGTTGACCCAAGATTTGGAGAAGTTTATTTTGAGGTAGAAGCCTCTAAAAGAAGTACAGTTAAAAACAAATGTCTATATGATGCGCTATCAGACTTTGGTATTGAGCTCGAGAGAGCTAAGCACATCGTAAAGGATGTAGCAATATCGATTAACACTGGTAAGTTTTATCATATAGAAGAAACAGATTACGTAAAATATGGCAGAGAGAGACGTCAAGAAATTGAGGGGGGAGATCCGGCAGGATTTAGCCCAGTTGAACTATGATCTTAACCTAGTAATAGGTAAGTTCTTTACTGGTGTTCAAAAGAGTTTAGTTAAGTACGATAAGTACATAGGTAGTAGTCACGCCTTGGTGCCCGGTATTAATGACTTTAAAGTTGTTGTAGATCTTGCAGAGGAAATGTATCCTGAAGATGCACCATTTACTAAAAACATGAAGTTCCGTGGCCAACAAGTTATTATTATTCGACAGTGCTGTTACCTAATAGGTAGTGAATTAGGTCTAACTTATTCACATATGGTACGAGTTGTTAACAGTATGCATGAGGAAAAGGTTACACATCATTCGACTATGTTACACGGTAGTAATAAGACTAAGAGCGCTTTACAGATTAAAGACAAGAAAGTTTTACCTATATGGAGTAATATAATGGCTGCGATGCAAGAGAAGGGAATCACAAAAACATTTGTATCTTTAGATACTGATTCAATATGAAAGACTTCTTTGATTACCTAGCAGAAAACAAGATAACTCCTAATGGTTTCTATGTTTTATGGGGCATTGCTAATAAGGTAAGGCCTGCTGTTATTAATGTACATACCGAGTTAAGATTACTCGCTGACTTAAATCTTATAGAAGATGCTAAGAAAGGTATACTTACTGACGCAGGCAATAAAATTATTGATGATGCTACAGCAGTATTCGGTAACATGAGAGCTTCTGTTAAGACTATTGTGGTTACTGATGATGATCTAGTAGTCCAGTATCTTGAGATGTTTCCTAAAGGTAAATTACCTAGTGGTAAAGCAGCAAGACTACCTAAGAATGATTTGAAGAAAAGCTTCGAATGGTTCTTTAAGAATTATGATTACAGTTGGGATACTATACTGAAAGCTACTGCTTATTACGTTGACTCGTATGAGCAGAATAAGTATATGTACATGAAGAACTCGCAATACTTTATTCGTAAACAGAGTATAGATAAAACTTGGGACTCTGAACTCGCATCCTTCTGTGAGATAATACTAAATGGTGGTTATAAAGATGACGATAACTACATAAAAGAAAGAGTTGTATGAAAGAGATTAGTAAGTTCGAAAGGATTATATTTAAGACTATGCTCGGTCTAGGACTATCTGTTATTTGTTGGTTACTTATCGACACGTTTCTAACAGATATTTCCTATGCTTGTTCATTAGTTTTAGGACTTATATTTTTTATTTCGATAAGAATTTATAACTTTACTGTCCGAAAAGCCTTAGGGTCTATTAGGGCTTAATTACCAATTACATGTCAGAAATCGCTAAGCCCTGGAAGGGGCAGAAAGATGGCTTTGTCCAAGCTCTACATTATATGAAGGGTAGGAAGGAAGGTGTTATAAAAAGCATCAAGACTCCCTGGGATAAGTTTAATGATGCGGGTACTGACGGTATAGAATGGAACACATTAACAGTGATCGCAGGTAGGTCAGGCGCAGGTAAAACTCTGGTTAAAGACAATATCATTAACAGTGCATTCGTCCTGAATAAGGGGGAAAACTTTAGAGTTTTAGAATTTCAATTCGAAATGATTGGCCGTGTTACCGCCTTAAGAGAATTCTCTAGTGTCGTTGGTAAGTCGTACAAATATCTGTGTAGCGCTAATGGGCAGTTAGCCGATGCAGATTTACAAGCATGCTATGATTATGCAAAACAGAGAGTAGGATATCCTATAGATGTTGTCGAGAAACCGAGAACAGTATTGGAGATGAGGTCTATTATCGATATGTATATGGAAGAACACATGAACCGTGAGGGGGAGTTTCCTACATATACTAATACGATTGTAACACTTGATCACTCCTATCTTGTTAAGCTGGCACCGTTTGAGAAAGATAAACATGAGATGCTCTACAACTTAGCAGAGATGCTTACCGAGCTAAAGAGAAAGTATCCTGTTTCCTTTATCATACTAAGTCAACTTAATAGAAACATCGATAGCCAAGAAAGAAATGAAGATGGTAGAGCTGGAAACTACATCCTTACTTCAGATCTGATGGGCGCCGATGCATTATTGCAGCATTCGGATATACTTGTTGGTCTTAACAGACCGGGATATTTTAAGGTTCGCTACTATGGTCCCGACAGGTATATTATTAATGATGAAAACATTATGGTAATGCACTTCCTTAAATGTAGGAATGGTGATACTAGGATGAGTTTCTTTAAATGCGAATTCGAAAAGATGAGGGTAGTAGAAATACCTGCTCCTCCTACACAAGAAAAACGAATTAATACAAGGTAAAAAATGGCTATTAAAACCACAGAAAAGTTAGACAGAAGAGCTCGTACTAAAGAGCTCCGAGAATTTCACCAAGAAGTTTTTGAAAAGTTAGGTATACCTGATGCGGTATATGTTCCTACGTTAGCCTACAAACCGATTGGTAAAGACAGCAAGCACATTGCTTTATTTCCAAGTCAGTTAAAGATGAAACAAGATCTTTATTTAGAGTTCGTAAGTCGTGAGATGGAATGCGAAGATGCAAACAGAACTCTTTATAAGTGGAAGTATAATCCTTTCTTTGCAGATGAATACGAGTCAATCGAAAGTGAGCTCGAAGGAATCAGCGAAAGATATCTAGTACCTGTTGCTGAATTAAGTAAGGTAGAGATTGCAGTAGAGGAAACTTCTAAGATGAAGCAGTTTCTTTTATCTTTTGATGGCTTCGATGACATAATGGATCCTGATCAGGATGCACCATTAGATCAGATGACTATTAGAGATTTAGCCGCTATCATGTTGAAGCAACCTGTTAGCAAGAAGAAATGGTTAAACGATTTAATAAAGTAACATGGAAATTAAGTTGCCTACAAGTAAGGTTCCTGCGACTAGTAAAAGTCCTAAGAACCTGGTTATTTTTAGTAAACCAAAGGCCGGTAAAACAACCGTGCTTTCACAGTTAGAAAACTGTTTGATCTTAGATCTTGAAAGCGGTAGCGATTACGTTGCTGCTATTAAGATGAAGGCAACATCTTTTGACGAAATAAAAGCAATTGGTAAAGCAATCAAAGATGCAGGGAATCCATACGATTATATCGCTATTGATACTATTACAGCATTAGAAGATATGTGTTTACCTTATGCTGAAGAACTTTACACACGGACTCCGATGGGTAAAAGTTGGCCAACCGAAGGGAAGGCTAAATATGGTAGCATTCTTAACCTACCAAATGGTGCAGGATATCCCTGGTTAAGGGAGGCATTCGTAAAAGTTATTGATTACATCAAGACTTGGGCACCGAGAACTATACTTGTAGGTCACGTTAAGGATACTCTACTGGAGAAGAATGGATCGAACTTTAATTCGCTAGACTTAGCGTTGACAGGTAAGCTTAAACTAATTACAACATCTAATTCAGATGCGATTGGTTATCTATTCCGTAGAGGTAGTAAGAACATACTAAGTTTTAAAACCACTGATGAGATATCATGTGGCGCAAGACCTGAGCATTTACGTAATCAAGAGATTGAACTCTCTGATCTTGTTGATAATCAGGTAGTAGTAAACTGGGATAAAATATTCATAGATTAATAATTAAAAAATGATTAGTACAAAAAACATCGACTCGGGCAGCGGCGGAAGCTCTGTTCCAAAAACATTGGCGCCGGGCGTCCATACGTTTAAGATTAACAGTATCGTCTTAGACGAGGTACCTTACAAGAAAGGTGCTTATAATATGAACCTTAACGTAGAAGGTCCTGATATGGGAGAGGATTTCGAAGGTTTCTTTATCGACAAGGATGATCCTACACAGGGTCGTTACAAAGGTCAGGTAGGTCGCGTTCGTTTCTCAGAATTCCCTTATGCTGATGGCGAAACTAAATCAGGTATTATTATTAAACGTGATGATGAGATCCTGAAAGCTGTTAACAATATCTGTAAGGCTTTGAGCATGCAGTCTTGGTTAGAAAGCCAAGATAATAAACATGATACTATTCAGTCTCTAGTAAGTCAGCTTAATGCTGATAAGCCGTTTACTGGTAAGTATTTACGCGCTTGTGTAGCAGGCCGTGAATATCAAAACAAGCAAGGTTATACTAACCATGATTTGTATTTACCAAAGTGGTCTAAGGAAGGTCTAGCTTACGAGTCAGCAGATGTTGAAGAAGCGTTGAGCAAGGTAGTTAAGTTTAACAATGATGTTCACATCAAGAAGAGCAAGACTGATACGGTTCAATCGTTTGGAGATGCAACTCCTACTACAAGTAATGTAGCAGGCGACTTCGAATTATAAATAAAATTACCAAGGGGGAGTAGAAATATTCCCCCTTAATTTTACTGTTATGATTAGTACTAGATTTTTGATATCCGACATAGCGGATGTACCTGCAGTATGGGCATTCGAGTTTTATTGTAGATTAGAGGAGAAGTTAACTGGTCAAACTGTAAAGATTAAATCTTTGTTCAATCCTGAAGAACGTACTCCGAGTTTCTGTATTTATTATAATGATTCCGGTTATCGATATAAAGATTTTTCTACTGGTAACGGTGGTAATCATGTGAGCTTAGTATCTAAGATGTTTAATCTAGAATACTACGAGTCCATAAGAAAGATAACCGAAGACTATAATGAATTCCTACTGAAGAACGACGGAGAATATTCCGTAAGTGCATTTAAGAAACAGGCATCCTATAAAGTATCTGATTACTCTGCTAGACAGTGGACTAATTTAGACGCCGAGTTCTGGTCAAGGTATGGAATAGATTCTGATACCCTTACAGAATACAATGTAGTTCCATTAGAATTCTACAAGATGGAGAAAGATGATGAAGGACTGGTAGATGAGCTGACTATTAAAGGTCACTATATATATGGTTATACAAGGTCAGATGGACAGATCTATAAAGTCTATCAGCCTAAAGTAAAGGAGCATAAGTTTTTAAAAGTAAAGAATTATGTACAGGGTACTGACCAATTAACATTTGACGTACCTAATCTTGTTATCTGTAGTTCTCTTAAGGATGCAATGTGTCTCAAGAAGTTTGGATACAACCTGGAAGTTGTGGCACCAGACAGTGAGAATACAGCAATCCGTAAAGAGGTAATAGACATATACAAGGTTAAGTATAAATCTATATGTACTCTATTTGATAATGATGAAGCCGGTATCAAAGCAATGAAGAAGTATAAGGATAACTTTGGTTTTCCGGGGATACATCTGAAGCTCGAGAAGGATTTGTCAGACTCTGTTAAAGTATACGGTAGAGAAAAGGTAAGAACATTCTTACACCCCTTATTAAAAGAAGCATTAAAAAAATAAAATTATGGATGAAGAGAATTTAAAATCAGCATATAATATTTTACGGAATTCAACATATGGATCTATGCATGATTCAATACCTACACCTACCTATTATAATAATGATTACGAGAAGTTACTTGATCAGATTAGTCCTCTTTGTTTACCAGATCAAGCAGATAAGGTAATAGTTAAAATGCTTGACGTCATTAAAGGTTATGATGCTGATGAGACTCATCGTCACTTAACTGATTTACTAATGCAAATGGCTAGAAAACATGTGGGTTTATAACTTAAAAGAATTCACCGAGGACATGATTCCTGATGGTGCTGTAGGATTTGTATACCAGATGGATGTTATCCTAGATGGTGAACGCAAGTCCTACATAGGCAAGAAGAACTTCTTTGCGGATGTTAAGACAAAGCTTTCTAAGAAGGCTATGCCCACTGACAAACGCCTGAAGTCCTACAAGCGTGTAAGAAAAATTGTATATCAAAATTACTATAGTAGTAATGAGAAACTTAAGGCAGCTCATAAGGCAGGAGTAATAATCAAAAGGACTATCCTAAAGATATGTTACTCTAAGACAGAGCTCTCTTATCAAGAAGTTAAATACCAATTTATGTGCGAAGTACTGGAGAAAGACATCTGGTTAAACGCAAACATACTTGGTAGGTTCTATAAACAAAAGTAATATGGCAAGCTTAAAGACAGCAACCTTATTTGCAGCATTGAAAGATGCTGGTGTAACACATGTAGAAATTAGATATGATGGCGGAGGAGACTCTGGCCAGGTGGAAGATGTAGACTTTTATGGAGAAAATTTAGATACAGCTGTTCTTACTGATATGTATGAGGGGGATATGCAAGACCTAGCTTATCATATACTTGAGGAGCATTATCAGTATGACTGGTATAACAATGATGGTGGTTATGGAACCATTGACATTGACTTTGAAGAGGAACCTCCTACTATAAATATCAATGGTTATGTAAGAAATCTTACTGATGCTTATGGTTCAGTTGACCTCACAGATATTAAGTGGAAAGAGTAATGGCGCATCCATATGATCATTAATAATTAAAACTAAAAACTATGAGTAAATTACTAATCACTAAGACAGAACTCCTTCATGATAAGGAGTATGACTTTATGGAGCAGCAAGATAAAAGCCTTGCTGATGTATGTATAAAGTACGATGAGATAGTAGCAGTTAGGCAAAATGCAGATGAGGCTGACATTATTAACCCTGATATGTGTGTTGTCTATCTAAAAAGTGGAGAGCTATTCTTCATCTTCACACCCTATGAAGAGGTGTTACGTTTTATGAAACAATTAAACCAAGATTAAAAGCTATGGAAAAAGAAACATTTGAAGAATTTTTAGAAAGAGAAGGCTACGATGAAGGTAGAACCCAAGAGATATGGGAAGACGGTGCTAGAAAAGGTGCTGAATGGCAAGCCAAACAAATGTATAGTAAGGAAGAATTAGCAGATTTAATAGACGCTACTTTTCAAGGTAGACAAGATGTTGCAGATTTATTTTCTGAATTGTTAGAAAACCTAAAAACTAAATAAATATGGAAAAGAAACAAACTGCGGTAACACTATTATTTCAAGAATTTAGAGCTTTATCCGAAGTTATGAGAAAAGCAGGTGATGAGAAAAATGCTAACCTAATTGATTGTTTATGTGAAAGAGAGGAGGTAGCCAAGCAAATGGAGAAGGAGCAGATTATTGATGCAAGACAAGATGGTATTGATGCTGTGTTTAAAGGATATTCAATAAGTAATGAGGAATACTACAACGAAACTTACGGAGGTCAAGATGAATAAACAAACTGCGGTTGAATGGTTGGAAAGTCAAATCAATCTTGGATTATCTGAAAGAGGTTTAATAAGTGCTTTTAAAGAAGCCAAGCAAATGGAGAAGGAGCAGATAGAAATTGCATTTGCTAAATCATATTTAATTGGTTGTGAAGAAGTCAGTTATAATGATGCAAACAAAGCATCTGAGAACTACTTCAATGAAACTTACGGAGGTCAAGATGAGTAAGTAATTATGGCTCATTCTTGTATGTATGATTATTTTGTTGTACATTGTACATGTATTAACATATAATCATACGTACATGAGCTCATTTAAACAAACACTTATTTTTAAAGCGGGTGGTATCCTAAAAACCCGTAAAGGTGAAGAAACAAACTGGACATACTTAGAGGATGTATCAAAAAATGGTACCACAGGTAAACGTTATATTAAAGCAAAATGTAAATGTGGTAGATTGAAAACCATATGTCTTAATAATATAAGAAATGGTAACAGTAGTTCTTGTGGATTATCTCCTTGTAGAGGAACTGAAAGAGATAAAGATCCTGATGTGGGTCATAGAGCTATCCTATATGTATACAAAAAACATGCTCGCGATAGAGGGTTTAGTTTTGAGTTAGACTCTGATTATTTTAAAGAGCTTACACAAAAAAACTGTAACTACTGCGGTATTGAACCTATACAAGTTTATCAATTAAAGAATCCTAAAACTGGTAAATTAAGATCTGGTGTACCCATATTATACAATGGTATAGATAGGGTAGACTCTTCTAAAGGTTACACTAAAGAAAACGTTGTAACCTGCTGTAAAGTTTGTAACAGAGCAAAAAGTAATATGAGTCTAGAAGACTTTAAAAATTGGATTATGAAAGTACATTTGATAACAATTAAAAAATTAACAGTATGTCCCACCCTATAGAGCACGCCAAATCCGCAGCAAGGCGGTGGGGAGGAACCTGGGAAGAATACATCCATATTGAGGAGTGGTTTGATGCTACTAAGGCCTGGTATGGTCACAGTATGCATAGATTATTTAGGCACCACAGTGAAGGTATCTTTGAATGTGAAAAGGTCTTCGGACCTTTTTTTGTTAACTCAGTAGGTAAAAAAGTTATGACTCGCTATGTAGGTGAGCAACATGTAAAAGAAGATTGCAATGGTTATCTACCAAGTGCAAAGGAGTGGATTACTAATATGAATACCCCTCCGGTATGGATGTTAAAAACTTTAAAAATAGAAGACTAATGGGAGAAGTATTTAAACTTGATGAGACAACGTATAAGAACTTGTTGTCAATGGCTAAGTCTGTGGATAAAGAGAACCATGTTGTTGTTAAGAATCTTATTGACTCCTCAGATATTGAGGCTAACTTGCCTTACATACTTATGTTATATAAGGAAGCTGGCTATAAGAATATAAATCTTGAACAAGATACCATAGAAAAGATAAAGAGCTTTACTGGTATTACTTACGGTAATGCATTAACCTGGAATCATATGTATGAGATTCTTCACAAGACTGTGAATGTGAATCCTATAGCTATGGCATTCTTTATTAACAGATTTGCAGAAGAATTAGGGAGGCAATTAGAAACTGCCGGTTTTACATTCATGGAGAAATACCAACTAACATTAATACCTAAAGGTAAATGACAAAACAAGATAGTCTAGCTAAAGCTAGCAAAGAACTAATGTTGAAGGAGCCTTTCTATGGGCTCTTTCTTATTGGACTAAATAAATTATGGAGCAAGCGTGTTCCTACTGCTGGTGTATGCAGACATAATATAAACTTCCAGTTGATAATCAATGAGGAGTTTTGGGAAAGCTTAAGTCCTGAGCATCAGATAGGTCTACTGAAGCATGAGTTATTGCATATTGCATTCTTTCATCTTACTATACATAATGATTTTCCAGATAAGAAACTTGCTAACATAGCAATGGACTTGGAGATTAATCAGTATATAGATGCACAGTATCTTCCTGACGGTGGTTGCACTATTGACAATGAGATGTTTGCACCTATGAATCTTCCTAAGAAGGCTGGCTGTAGAGAGTATTATAACTTACTACAACAGCAGTTGAATAATGGAAACAGTGCTTTACAAGACATGCTTGATCGTGCAAAGATGGGAGAGGCCTTAGATAAAAACGGTAACCCTATTCCTAATCATGATACATGGGATGACTTCAAAGACTTGAGTGAGGCTGAACAGAAGCTTATTCAAAAGCAAGTTGAGCATCAGCTTAAAGAAATTGCAGAACAAATAGAAAAGTCTAGAGGTC